CAAGTATTAACGCATACTTGTAAGCGAGGAATCGTTTACGTGCTCCTATTCCTATGCACGGACTATTGTGGAAGCTTGGAGTTCGCGTCACTGAACTCTCAGCTAGGACGATCATTGGTTCAAGGCTGAGGATATTGGTTCGATCAACTTTATCCCGTATTGCACCATCACGCGGCCGCAAGCAACGGCTGTGGAGTTGGCTCCATCCGCGGAAAGAACTACTAACCTGCTCGGCGAGTAGATATTTCCTATGGCAGAGTTGACTGTAATTGCAGCGGTGAAGTCAGTCGAGTTGATGTAACTGTACCAGGGTTTCTCCAGGCGCGTCACATCGAGCTCGCAGCAAATGGCTCCAGGGGGACATTTCATCGACGGATTACTCAACATCGATGAAGCCTCAGATCCGCTCCACACAGGACCTGATGTATATCGCGAAAGTGAAGTCATCTGCAGGGCCGTAGTAGGGATGGAATCATACTGGTCATAAAGGAAGCCCATATGGACAGAACCAGCGGTATCCGTTCCCGTTGAGGGGATGTAGATGAACCGCAAGTACAGCCACTGCCATTTCGACCAGTTGGCAGCGACACCTCGAAGCCATGTTCCAATGGTGTAAGGCATACAATTGTCAATAGTGATCGTCTCCGAAGAGCCAACCGAGATAACTTGGTTTTGCTCCACGTGGTGAACGATCACTTCTAGGCCAGAAGGTGCTGTCCTGATACGAGGATTGTTTCGCATTATGATAACACCCGCGGCAGCTGGCTGTTTCACTGGCTTGACAATAGTGGTCTGCTGCTGTTGTTGGGAACGCCGGTTGCGACGCCGGCTCCGGGCATTGCCACTCAGAGTCGTCCTGACCTCTTGAATGACAGTCTTCCGGGCGGCGGGAGTTGTATTCCACTGCTTCCTCGGCATTTCCTTGTTTAGTTTTGTGAGCTGGGCCTTCGCGGCTCACATACGCGTAGATCCTGCCCCAGTGGGGATTGGCGCCCAACTCCGCCTGCAAATCTCCGATATCAGGTCTCGGATTACAGAGATAGCGGTAGAGCGTGCGCGGCCATGAAGTGAGATAAAACCGATTCTCTGACAACTCGTGCGAGCAGAAGTTTACACGAAGTAGTTTTCCAGCAGAGTCAAGCTCACACGGGTCATACTGTTTGCAAGTGTGACCTAACGCGGAGTACTTTTCCTTTGCACCTTCAGTGTAACCTTCGACGGAATCATCTCCCATAGCGATACACCAGGGGGCTCCGATAATTTCAGCCATCAAGCAGCGTATTCTCGAGTTTGTGCTCGAAGTACAATAGCTGCCGGACTTCATGAGTCCCGGACGGCCTTGTGATATCAACCGCCCATCGGACAGCTGGAAGACCGAATTAACGAAGCAATACCATCGATTGATGGCGACCTTACGCGCCAGACCGTCAAAGTCTCCCAAGTTTAGCCTCATTTCCAGATCAGCCCACAACTCCCACGATTGAACTGACCAATCAAAGCCAGAAATATCAGCTTCTGCAGCGGGGTGAGAGTCATGATAGAACTTGAGCTCCGACCAGATGGATTGTGCTTGTTCAGCGAGGCTCAATCCCATTCCAGGTTTTGAAGGGATATTGCGCCACCTAGTTATCTCAAGCTCGTTCTGGGGGCCAAACAAGAGCCTTTCGATGATTTGGTCTATTAACGAAACAGACGAAATCAATCGAAACCTACGTTCAACCACCTTTCGGCGGGCGTGTGGTTCTTGCTTGACGAAGAGTCTGATGGGGTCTACAAAACCCTGAGAGACTAGTTCCACTGGACTTAACCCTATGCATGACGACTCGGCTAGAAGCACGAGTCTGTCTACCACGGATGATACTATTAAGTCCA